CCTTGCTACCCTTTGCCTTGCCCTGTGCTGGCTTAGCTCCCTTTGCCTTTGGCTTAGCGTATGGCTTATGCTCAAAGCCCTTGCCCTCATTGATAGCCTTGCGGATAGCGGTTAGCTTATTGGCTAGCGTTGACCCTGTATAACCCAATGCGATCAGGCTCTTATTGAGAGTTACCATAAACTCATCACCTGATGTAACAGTCCCGACTGGCTTACCCTTACGGGCTTTATGTTCAGCAGTGCAAAGCTCACTCATACTTGCCCCGATGGTATCACCTGTCTTAATTAGGTTAGCGATCTCAAGGGCACGAGATACTGATGTTGCTGGCTTAGTTGTTTTCTTTACAGTCATTTTAATTCTCCTTGTTTTATCGTCGTGAGATTGTTCCCCGATCCGATAACTCTATTATGCCTGTAACATAGCTTTATGTCAAGCTCTTACTACTGAGTAGTAAACGGCGATATCTCGACCCTACCCTACTGGGGGAACCCCTTTTGGCCCACATGGTCACGCGTCGCACTACGTGCTGTAATATGCACAATAGATACCGCACTTTTGAAAATAACGAAATATTCTACATAGGGTTAACCCTAGTCTTATAGAAGACCACCCCCTTGCTTTTCTAATCGCATGCCCCCACCCCAATTTTGCAAAAATTTTAAATTACTACTCCCCCCGTCTATTTTTTGTGGTATACTAAACGTATGAAAAAAGACACCCCCCGTAAAATCGCCCAATCACTTGGCCTAAAAAGGTATCAAGGCGCACCATGCCCTAAAGGTCATTCTGGTATTCGATTTGTTACAAGTATGGACTGTGTAGAATGCCGAGCTTTTCTTAAAGCTATGGCTAGTAGGCGTAAACGAATAGCTGTGGGAGCAAAACGGGGTAGACCTTTAAAATATCCTGAGCTTGTAGGGCCACCTAAACCAATAAAGAAGTATCCCCCTAAACCAATAACCTTCTTTGATTTTTGGGTGAGGCGCAATCGAATGCAACGAACTGAAAGAACCAAACTATCAGTTGAGTACTACCAAAGTCTTTATGTAACCCACTGCCCACTGCTGGGGGTAGAACTAACTTACGAAAACTGTGGACAAAAAGCAGCGCCAAATAACTACGCTACGTTAGATAGGATAGACCCGACAAAGGGGTATGTAATGGGTAACGTGCAGATTGTGTCATTTAGAGCTAATACCCTTAAAAACAGTGCAACCCTAGAAGAACTTAAAACGATTGTGCAAAACTGGGAAAGATGTTGCAGCGCAGCATAAATTCAGTTAAAATAACCCCATCAATCAACCTACTTAGGAGAACACTATGTTCAAAATCGAAGAGCAGTTCAAGAAGTTCGAAGACTTAGCAGAGCAAACTAAACAAGCCGGTGAGTTCTGGTTCAATGCCATTCTCTCAAGCGTTAAAGAGTTCTACAAAATCAAGTAAGATATATCCGTGGGGGAAAGCAACCCTTTAACCCGGCTTCACATACCGAGCTAACCCCCACACCCCTGACATAAAAACAACACAAGCGTCAACCTACAACATCTTGTAGGAAAACTAAATCCACCCAGGCATTCTAAAAATCCCTTAAAATAGAACTTCGAGGAGCCGGGGCTGTTGTGTACACACAGTCTTTAATGAGATTTTTAACGGCTTGCTCACCATATTAAAGGGATCTTGAATGTATGAAATTCATAATAAAGAAAGTCGACATAAAGGTCCCGTCCACTCAAACCACACTGCGTTTTCTACAAAGGAAGATTCTTCCGATGGACGAGGTTTACGAACCGGATCGGGGTCATTGGTGGATTGCGTATGCTCCATGCGGAAAGCCTGTCGCCTTTGCGGGTTTGGTCCGCTCGACGCGTTGGACAGATACAGGCTACTTATGTAGGGCTGGTGTATTGGATGGCTTTACAGGTAATGGGTTACAACTGCGCCTTATCAAGGCAAGACTACGCAAAGCAAAAGAATTAGGTTGGGCGTGGTGTATCACGGATACAACAGATAACCCTGCAAGTTCAAACTCTTTAATAAACGCTGGCTTTAAGTTGTATACTCCTGCTAACCCGTGGTCATTTAAAAATGCGCTGTATTGGAAGAGGAAGATAGATCCTGATGCCGTACAAAGACGAGAACGTAAAAAGAGCAAAGCATGCGGAGTACAGCCGTAAGTACTACCTAGCAAACAAAGAAAAAGTACAGGCCTTAAGTAAGGCAAATAGGGCAGTAGGGAAAGCAAGGTGGAACTTGTTCAAGTCATCCCTTAAGTGCACCCAATGCGGGTTCAACCACCCAGCAGCATTAGACTTCCACCACACCAACCCAAGTGAAAAAGAAAACCTAGTTAGTAAACTAGTCAGTAATGGGTGTTACGCAGCAGCAATGGAAGAAGTCCAGAAGTGTATAGTTTTATGCGCAAATTGTCATCGGGTACACCACGCTGAGGAGGACTCTAAAGTTAAAAACGCTGGACTATAAACTTAACCATGCTATACTTCCCCTAATCTTTGCCACAAACCGCAAGAACATACATGCCAATAGTAGTAGAACCAGAATCAGGAATACCGTTCCCTTTCGACACCACGCCGGAGGAGATAGATCAATTCCGAGACCGAGCTAAGGCTGCGGTAGAAACTATTAAAGAAATCATTGCCTTGGGTGGCGAAGTAGAAGTCACCGAAGAAGACCGTACAACTGCACGTGCTGCAGTATCCGAGAGTACCCCCCTAAAAATTTCTGAGAAGAACGCAGGAACATTGGTGCATCTAGAGGCCATACTGGGTGAGTACGATAAAGAACTATTGAACGCCGCAACCCGTATGCGGACGTATGTAACAAACAAACTCCTTTTAGAGACCATTGATGAAGATGCCAAGGTCCGCTTGAAAGCGCTAGAACTGTTAGGCAAAACTTCAGCAGTGGGACTCTTCTCTGACCGCCTTGAGGTGAACGTAACCCACAGAACTGTGGAGCAGGTAGACCAAGAACTCGAGAGCATGTTGGAGAAATACCTAGGTCCTGTTGACGAAGTGGCGGATGTAGAACTCGATAAGTTCGTAGAAGAAAAGCAAAAGAGCTTACTAGCAATGAGTGATACCGAGCTAGGCTTTAGCGAAGAAGCTCCTAAGAAACCAGAACGCATCGAAGAAGCTAACACTGCCGCAGACTTTAAGAAGGCATTGGAAGAATAATGGCATTAAGTCCAGCACGCCTAGAACAGCTAAAGAAGAACAAGGACAAACTGCCTCCTGAGATCCGTGCCAAGATGGGGTCTCTACTAGAAGAGCGTAGTAACCTTGAGTCCACAGCTGAAGCTGAACATAACTTCATGTCTTTCGTAAACTATGTATGGCCTAACTTTATTCATGGACGTCATCATGTGAAGATGGCTAGGGCATTTGAAAGGGTAGCTAATGGGGAATGTAAAAGACTTATTATCAATATGCCTCCTCGTCATACAAAGTCTGAGTTTGCATCTTATCTACTCCCTGCTTGGTTTTTGGGTAAATATCCAGAGAAGAAAGTTATCCAAACCTCTCATACCGCCGAACTTGCCGTGGGATTTGGACGAAAAGTACGTAACTTGGTGGATTCTGACGTGTACAAAGACGTCTTTCCGGCTGTCGCACTCCAGTCGGACTCCAAAGCTGCTGGTCGATGGGCCACTAATAAGGGGGGAGACTACTTTGCGATTGGTATTGGTGGAGCTGTTACGGGTAAAGGTGCGGATATTCTCATTATTGACGACCCGCACTCAGAACAAGAAGCAGCACTAAGCGAAACGAACCCTGAAATCTACGATAAGACCTACGAATGGTACACATCTGGTCCTCGGCAGCGTCTACAACCGGGCGGGGCTATCGTAATTGTGATGACACGGTGGTCTAAACGTGATTTAACAGGCCAAGTTATTAAAGCTGCCGCACAAAGAGACGGTGAAGACTGGGAAGTGATTGAATTTCCGGCTATTTTGCCTAATGGGAAACCACTTTGGCCTGAGTTTTGGCCTTTGCCACAGCTAGAAGCACTAAAAAACGAACTTCCTAACGGAAAATGGATGGCGCAGTACATGCAGGAGCCAACATCGGACGTAAATGCGATTATTAAGCGTGAATGGTGGAAGATTTGGGAGAAAGATGACCCTCCACACTGCGAATTTCTTATCCAAAGCTGGGATACAGCGTTCCTTAAGACCCAACGAAGCGACTACTCTGCGTGTACTACTTGGGGAGTTTTCTATAAAACAGATGACACGGGGATGCAGCAAGCGAATATAATCTTGCTAAATGCGTTCAAACGGCGTATGGAGTTTCCTGAACTCAAACAAAGAGCTTTAGAAGAGTGGAAAGACTGGGAACCCGATGCGTTAATTGTTGAGGCTAAAGCGTCAGGTCAGCCGTTGATATTTGAGTTGCGTGCGATGGGTATTCCGGTTCAGGAGTTTGTACCATCTAAAGGCAATGATAAAATCGCGAGGCTTAATGCGGTGGCAGATATGTTTGCGTCTGGGATGGTTTGGGTTCCAAATACCTACTGGGCAGAAGAATTAATGGAAGAAGTAGCTAGCTTCCCTTCGGGCGAACATGATGACTTAGTGGACTCAACAACACAAGCGCTAATGCGTTACCGGAAAGGTGGCTTTATTCGCCTACCAACAGATGAAGATGATGATGTACGAGAGTTTAGGTCTAGCCGCAACAGGGGCTACTACAATGTTTAAGGATTAATATGTCAATTGAGAAAAGTTTATACGAAGCCCCAGTCGGATTGGAAGCATTAGATGCTGAAGAGCCTGCAATGGAAATTGAAATTGTGGACCCAGAGTCAGTGACTATTGGCGTTGATGGACTTGAGATTGAGATCGAACCTACAGAACCTTCAGACGAAGATTTTGACGCAAACCTTGCGGAGTACATGAATGAAAAAGATTTGGTTGAGCTTGTTGGTGATCTTACTAGTGACTTTGACGACGACGTTGACTCACGCAAAGACTGGATGCAAACGTACGTTGACGGGCTGGAACTGCTTGGTATGAAGTTGGAAGACCGCACTGAGCCTTGGCCTGGTGCGTGTGGTGTGTATCATCCCCTCCTCTCAGAAGCATTGGTTAAATTCCAAGCTGAGACAATCATGGAGACTTTCCCAGCAGCTGGTCCAGTAAAGACTGAGATCATTGGTAAAGAAACTCCAGAGAAGAAAGACGCTTCAGTTCGTGTCCAAGCTGACATGAATTATCAATTAACAGACGTAATGGTTGAGTACCGTCCTGAGCATGAGCGCATGATCTGGGGCTTGGGCTTAGCTGGTAATGCGTTTAAGAAAGTTTATTACGATCCGAATTTGGGTCGTCAAGTCTCTATGTTTATTCCTGCTGAAGACATCGTAGTTCCATACGGTGCAAGCAATATCGAGACTAGCCCACGTGTAACCCATGTAATGCGTAAGACAGAGAATGATATTCGTCGCTTACAAGTTGCTGGCTTCTACCGTGATATTGAGTTGGGTGAGCCAGACAATACTCTTGACGAAGTAGAGAAGAAGATTGCAGAGAAGATGGGCTTTAGAGCTACCTCTGATGATCGCTACAAGTTATTAGAGATGCACGTTGATCTTGACCTGCCCGGATATGAGGACTTAGATAATGATGGTGAACCTACAGGTATTGCTCTCCCTTACGTTGTTACGCTTGAAAAAGGTAGCTCAGAAATATTATCAATCCGCCGTAATTGGAATCCGGAAGATAAATCAAAACAAAAACGCAATCATTTCGTACATTATGGGTACGTACCTGGGTTTGGTTTCTATTGTTTTGGTCTTATTCATCTTGTTGGCGCTTTTGCTAAATCAGGTACTGCCCTTATACGTCAGCTGGTCGACGCAGGAACATTGGCGAACTTGCCAGGCGGCTTTAAGACCCGTGGACTGCGTGTAAAAGGTGATGACACCCCGATTGCTCCGGGTGAGTTCCGTGACGTAGATGTACCGTCTGGTGTGATGAAAGATAACATCATGCCTTTGCCATACAAAGAGCCTTCACAAGTTCTGTATAGCTTGCTTGGAACCATCGTAGAAGAGGGCCGTCGCTTTGCTTCAGCTGCTGATATGAAGGTAGCCGACATGAGTGGTCAAGCTCCTGTAGGTACTACTCTGGCGATTTTAGAGCGCACACTGAAAGTGATGTCAGCTGTTCAGGCACGTATTCACTACTCAATGAAGCAGGAATTAAAACTCCTCAAGACAATCATTGCTGACTACACCCCAGAGGAATATAACTATGAGCCGACGGAAGGTAGCCGCAAAGCGAAGAAGTCTGACTACGACCTTGTCACGGTCATTCCGGTATCCGATCCTAATGCAGCTACGATGGCGCAGAAGATCGTTCAATACCAAGCAGTTCTCCAGTTGGCTCAACAGGCTCCTCAGATCTACAACATGCCACAGCTCCACCGCCAGATGCTTGACGTCTTGGGAATCAAGAACGCGCAGAAACTAATTCCGTTACAGGAAGACATTAAGCCTAAAGATCCAATCACTGAGAACATGGACGCATTCGTAGGTAAGCCACTCAAGGCATTTATCTACCAAGACCAAGAAGCTCATATTGCGAGCCACATGAACTTCCTACAAGACCCACAAACTGCAGCAATGATGGGTCAAAACCCACAAGCTCAACAGATTATGGCTGGTCTACAGGCACACATCGCAGAACACTTTGGCTTTAAATATCGTCAACAAATCGAGCAGCAGCTCGGCGCACCACTTCCATACCTCAAGGAAGAAGACGACACATTGCCAGAAGAGTACGAAGTGCAGTTGTCCCGCTTAGTGGCTCAAGCTTCTTCACAGCTATTGCAACAGAACCAACAGCAAGCTGCACAACAGCAAGCTCAGGAACAAGCGCAAGACCCGATAATTCAGATGCAACAAGAAGAATTGGCTATTAAAGGCCAAGACTTACAGCGCAAGGTTATGAAAGATAAGCAAGATGCTGAGTTCCGTAACCGTCAGTTGGCTATCGAAGAGCAACGCACTATGGGTCAGTTACAGATTGAGGGTACTAAACTCGGTGTGAAGATAGAGCACGATAAAGCCCAATTAGCTACTAACAAAGAAATCGAAGGTACTCGTATGGGCGTTCAGATGACTAAAGATGCTGCCCAGCTAGATGCTAAGAAAGAACTTGAAGGTACTCGTATGGGTATCGATATGATGGATAAAGTAGCTAAAAACAAACTACAGCTTACAAAAGGGAACAATAAATGACTGGATTAGAAGTTCTTCTAAAACAGATTGACGAAAAAGTCCTACAACTTGAACAGTCCGTCACCAACGGAAACATAGACAAGATTGAGGATTACAAAAAACTGTGCGGTGAGATTCGGGGTCTGCTGACCGTGCGG